CACAGGACAATAATCCACATACACCTATGGAACTTAGTGAAACTACTCCTAAAGTAAGTCCAGTATTAGCAGTTCCTAAAGATATACCTAAAAGCAAGGAAATAAGTATACTCAAAGATAGGTTGACAGAAAAGCAACAATCTAGTACAATAGTTAAACATCCGAGAGATAAAGTTCGACTCAATAAAGAAATGGCACTATTGGAGAGACAAATCGCAGCATTGCAAAAGCAAATAAAAGCTGAAGAGGATGCAGTATTAGAACGTGCTTTAAAGGAAAGAAACAATAACTTCCGTTAAAGGCATAAATACAAGAATACAAAGGATAATAACAATATGAGTTGGAAAAAACACTTTACAAGATATAACGTTAATGACGGAACAGGCGGAAACGCTAAAACTAACAGATGGCAAAGTTGGCTACCAGAAGTATATTCAGGTCAACCAAACCGTGTTGAGCGTTATACTCAGTATGATCAGATGGATCAAGACAGCGAAATTAATGCGGCACTAGATACTATTGCAGAATTTAGTACACAATTAGATCCACAATCAAGTATTCCTTTTGGAATCAAATATAAAACAGCTCCAACTGATACAGAAGTTACTGCCCTTGAAACTACATTAAAGCAGTGGGTTAGAATTAATGATTTTGAACGTAGAATATTTACTATGTTTAGATCGTGTATTAAATATGGTGATCAATTTTTTATTAGAGATCCAGAAACATATAAACTTATATGGGTACAACCAGGTGATGTTGCTAAAGCTATTGTTAACGAAAGCGAAGGCAGAGAAATTGATCAATATATAATTAAAAATATTGCATTAAATTTACATGACATGGTTGCAACAGATACTAAGAAGCATGCAGATTCAACAGCGGTTAATCCTACAACAGGTTATAGTGTTGGTAAAGGAAACAGTGGTGTTGTTAATGCAAACAATTCACAAGGTGTTAATTCAGAGTACGCAGTTGATTCTAAAAACGTAGTACATGTAAGCCTAAGTGATGGAATGAATGCAAACTGGCCATTTGGTAACAGTATATTAGAATCTGTATTTAAAGTATACAAGCAAAAAGAATTATTAGAAGATAGTATTATTATCTATCGTGTACAAAGAGCACCAGAAAGACGTGTGTTCTATATTGACGTAGGTAACATGCCAGCACACAAAGCAATGGGCTTTGTTGAAAGAGTTAAAAATGAAGTACACCAAACACGTATTCCAAATATGAGTGGTGGTGGTACTAAAGTTGTTGATGCGGCTTATAACCCGTTGTCAATAATGGAAGATTACTTCTTTGCTCAAACAGCTGAAGGACGTGGATCTAAAGTTGAAGTATTACCGGGTGGTGAAAACCTAGGTGAGATTGATGATTTAAAGTACTTTAACAATAAACTTATGCGTGGACTTCGTGTACCAACATCGTACCTTCCTACAGGAAGTGAAGACGGTATTGCGGCATTTAACGATGGACGTATAGGTACAGCAATGATACAAGAATTCCGTTTTGCAAAGTACTGTGAAAGATTACAACTTACATTGCAAAATACATTAGACAAAGAATTTAAAATGTTCTGTAAACATAGAGGACTAGATGTTAGTTCTAGTTTATTTGAACTAAACTTTGTTGAACCACAAAGTTTCTCACAATACAGACAAATTGAAATTGATGCACAAAAAGCACAACTATTTGGACAGCTCGAGGGTGTTGGATACTTATCAAGAAGATTCTTACTTGATAGATACTTAGGACTAAACGAAGACGAAATGGTTGAGAACGAAAGATTGTGGAAAGAAGAAAATCAAAAAGGCAATATGCCTGACAGCACAGCAACAGGAGATTTAGGAGCATTAGGTATTAGAGGATCTGATGTCGATAGTTTCCAACCAACTGATGTCGATGCAGAGAATGCAAGTGATGATGTTGATGGTCCAATTGATACACCAGATGCTGATCTGAACGATGATATGGGAGACACATCAAATGAGGTTTAATGAACTTGCTCAGAAACCAGAAGATGATAATTTTAACAAATGGGATCTTGACGATACCCGTAGACCTAGATTGACGCTGAAACATCTAAATAAGATGCGTAATAGACGTGAGATGGCTCGTAGTGAGCATACGTCTAAGATCGAAGATGTACAGCTACAATACGGCGCTAGCCAAGCAGAAGAGTAGATAAAATACCTACATAACTGTTATTTTTACACCAGCGGTGTCAAAACCGCGGTTTTTTTTGTATTTAAGATATCTTGCCTAGCAGTAAGACTAAATACATGTGTTATAACCTCGATAAAGGAGAAAAGCTAATGAGTACTCGCGAACGTTATATTAAAGTGATTGAAAGCCTAGTTAATGGCGAAGAAGCAAAAGCATCTGACCTATTACACGAAGCATTCGTAGAAAAAGCACGTGAAATTTGGAATGACTTGGTCGAAGCAGACGAAGTTGTAGAAGATGAAGTAGCGGAAGAAGAACTAGATGAAGCGTTTGGCGACGAAAAAGCTGATAACTTTATCGACGACATCGAAGAAGATGATGACGAAATTGAAGCAGAGGAAATGTACGGAGAAGACAAAGAGGGCGAAGACGCTCCTGAGTCAGATCTAGCAGAGCCAGAAGCTGAGATGGAATTAGCATCAGACGGTGACGAAATGGACTTTGACGATGACGGTGAAACAGACGGACACGAAGAAGAACATGAAGAAATTGAAGACAAACTAGTAAACGTCGAAGACGCACTAGAAGATCTTAAAGCAGAATTTGCTAAAATTATGGGCGACGAGCCAGCAGCAGATCCAGCTCCAGAAATGGATATGGAACCAGAAATGGAAGAAGCAGTAGTTGAAGAAACTGCAGCGGAAGCTGATGATGATTCGGAAGAAATCGAAGAAGCAGCTGATTTAACAAAAGTAGGTAAAGACGGCATGCACCCAGCAGATATGCCAGCAGGCGATGATGGTAAATCATCTCCAGTTGCAGGCAAAAATGATATGGGCGGCAAAGCAGTTGATATGTCTGCTAAATCAGAAGGCGGCGATTCAAAAGGCTTAACAGGCGATGCAAAAGATATGAATGTAACTCACCCAGGTGACGGTGCAAAATTATCTCCAGAGTCTAAAGGTCACGGCGCAGAGAAAAAAGGCAAGGCTGAATAATTATGTTGACACTTAAAGAAAATCTAACATACGACCAGGCAAATATCATTACTGAATCTTCAGATGATGGTAAAAACCTGTATATGCAAGGAATTTTCGTTCAAGGTGAAAAACGTAATCAAAATCAGAGAGTTTATCCAGTTTCAGAAATCAGTAAGGCTGTTAAAGTCATACAACAAAAGATTGAAACTGGTTACTCTGTATTAGGTGAAGCAGATCACCCCGACGATCTGCAAGTAAATTTAGACCGTGTGTCACACATGATTGAGAAAATGTGGATGGACGGTCAAGACGGTTATGGTCGTTTAAAGCTGTTACCTACTCCGATGGGAAATATTTGTAAAACCCTTTTAGACAATGGAGTTAAACTTGGTGTATCATCAAGAGGTAGTGGTAATGTTACAGACGGCGGCAATGTCAGCGATTTTGAAATACAAACAGTTGATATCGTTGCTAATCCAAGTGCACCAGATGCTTACCCAGATCCACTTTATGAGCAAATCATGAATGGAAAACGTGGTAACATCTTACTTGATGTAGCTTCAGCAGCAAACAGCGACAACTTAGCTGAAAAGTACCTCCAGAAGGAAGTACTACAGTTCATTGAAAAACTAGATATTAGGAGAAACTAAATGGCTAATGCAATAGAACAACTCCTAAGTTCAGAAGTCCTATCGGAAGAAGTGCGTTCAACACTTTCAGAAGCTTGGGAAGTAAAATTAGGTGAGGCTCGTGAAGAGATCACTGCTGAATTACGTGAAGAATTCGCAAACAGATATGAGACTGATAAAACGTCGATGGTGGAAGCACTTGACGCGATGGTATCAGATACTATTAATACTGAGTTGAAAGAATTCGCATCGGATAAAAAAGCAGCAGTAGAAGCTCAAGTTGAGTACAAACGTAAAATTACTGAACATGCTAATCTACTTGATAAGTTTGTTATGGAAACGCTTAACAAGGAAATTACAGAACTACGCAAAGACAGAAAGCTACAAGAAGGTAACTTTGAGAAGCTTGAAGATTTTGTGATGGAACAACTTACTTCAGAACTTAATGAATTCCATAATGACAAGAAAGACCTTATTGAACAAAAGGTAAAACTTGTCGCGGAAGGTAAAGAAATGATCACTAAGGCGAAAGCTGAATTCGTAGAAAAAGCTTCTACTAAATTAGCTAGTATTGTTGAGAGTACGCTCTCAAAAGAACTAGGTACTTTAAAAGAAGATATTAAAACTGCTAAAGAAAATATGTTTGGACGTAAGTTGTTCGAAACATTCGCAGCAGAATTTATGGGTTCTCACTTAGCTGAAGGTACACATATTTCAAAACTTTCAAAAGAACTTTCGAATGTGAAGAGTCAACTTGATGAATCACATAAAGAAATTAAAGATAGAGAGGCAAAAATTACTGAGGCAACTAATACAGTAGCTAAAATTAATGAAAGCCGTGAACGTGAGTCAGTTATGGCTGAACTTATGTCTCCACTATCTAAAGAAAAACGTGAATTAATGAACAACTTGCTTGAAAGCGTAAGCACAAGCAAACTAAAAGCTCAATTCAACAAATACCTACCAACGGTACTTAATGAGTCAAGCACAACAATTAAATCACAAAAACTAAACGAATCTCAGAAGACTGAGATTACAGGTAACAAGGCAGCAACGACACAGGCAACTGATAGTGCCGCCGAAATTATTAACCTTAAAAAGTTAGCAGGAATCAACTAAGGAGATCTCCAAATGACACAGAATCTATTTGAAAATTGGGACGTAACAAAAGACGCCCTTACAGATGGTTTAAATGGTAACAAAAAGGTTGTTATGGAATCAGTTCTTGAGAATACAAGAAACTATCTTTCAGAATCAGCAACCGCAGGTACAACAATGGCAGGTAACGTTGCATCACTAAACAAAGTGATTCTTCCAGTTATTCGTCGTGTTATGCCAACAGTTATCGCGAACGAACTAGTAGGTGTACAACCTATGACAGGTCCAGTAGGACAAATCCACACACTAAGAGTAAGATATGGCCAAACAGCAGCTGGCGCAACAGCTGGTGACGAAGCACTATCACCATTTGCAATTGCAAAAGGTTACTCAGGTGACGCATCAACAGGTGGACCGACTTCAACTTCAGCTCTAGAAGCAGAAGCAGGTCGTAAACTTTCAATCCAAGTATTGAAACAAACTGTTGAAGCTAAAACACGTAAATTATCAGCACGTTGGACTTTTGAAGCAGCACAAGATGCTAATTCAATGCACGGTCTAGACGTTGAAGCAGAAATTATGCAAGCACTTGCACAAGAAATTACTGCTGAGATTGATCAAGAAGTTTTAACTTCACTACGTACACTAGCAGGTGCAGCAACTGATACATATGACCAAGGTAATGTATCAGGTCAAGCTACATTCGTTGGAGACCAACACGCAGCATTAGCAGTTCTAATTAACAGAGCAGCTAACTTAATTGCTACACGTACAAGACGTGGCGCAGGTAACTACGTTGTTATTTCACCAACTATGTTAACAGTACTACAATCAGCGACAACTTCAGCGTTTGCAAGAACAACTGAAGGTCCTTTTGAAGCACCAACTAACACTAAATTTGTTGGAACTTTAAATAACACTATGAGAGTGTTTGTAGATCAGTATGCAGCAGACGATGCTCCAGTACTAGTTGGCTACAAAGGCGACGGTGAAATTGATGCGGCAGCTTTCTATTGCCCATACATCCCACTAATGTCTTCAGGCACAGTACTTGATCCAGCAACATTCGAACCAACAGTGTCATTCATGACACGTTACGGTTATGTAGAGCTAAACAACCAAGCTTCATCTCTTGGTAACGCAGCTGACTACCTAGCTAAAATTGGTGTTAATGCTGGTAACCTTTCATTCTCATAATAGAGAACGATACCATATAGAAATAGAAATAGGGCCTTTACGGGCCCTATTTTTTTGATCTTTTTTTAAAAAAAGGTTGACTTTAATAAATAATTCTAGTATAGTATAAACATACTAAAGGAACGAGATTTCAACATGTCACAGACTAATACAATTTATATTACAAATTGGCCACCATTAATTTGGGGTATGTCTTGATGTGACTTTTTAACAAAAGTTATTTTAGTAAGCCCCTAGTAATTAATTTTATTAGGGGCTTTTTTTGTGAGTGTGGTGTAATGGTAACACGGCGGCTTCCAACTCCGCAAATGAGGGTTCGATTCCTTCCACTTATGCCAACCAATTTAGATAAATAATAGTACGTTCATCCCAATGGGACGGAAGTAGCAATAGCGAAGGAACGCACTTAACTTGTAAAAGGAGAGTGTTATGAATTACAGAGACTTCGAAATAGCTCGTAAAAAAGAGCGTACTAGAAAAGCACATAAAGCATTACATAGAAAACAAATGGAAAGACCATTATCTAGACCACGTGCAGATAAAAACATACTAAGTTCAGACCCAAGACTACAAAAAATTTAATCTTTTTTTAAAAAAAAGGTTGACCTTTTGATCAAAACGTTGTATATTAAGTACATAAGCAACAAAGAGTTTAGCGACTCGATGTTTATAGTGCAAGGAAGAGGCAGTAACCAGACTGTCGAACTTGGTTGTTTAGGGGTGGTACCCAGGCTTGGTAGTAGAAATACGCTGAGTCACATCGTTCTACCGAACGGAAACAGGCTCTCTGGATATAGAATGGTATCTTGTCGAAGAGTTGGAGGTAAACCCTAGTCCTCCCTATTTTGCTTGTATTATGAAAAGACGCTTCGGCGTCTTTTCTTTTGACTAAAATAAAACTATCCTAATTGATAAATACTATGTATAATAGGAAGTAGTAGGAAGTCGAGTTATGTCATCACATTTTAACAAAGATTTTGGTAGAAATACAGTAGAAAAATATATAGGGAGTTCAACTCCTTATTCTCTACGATTCACGCAATCACACATATCCTCTCTTATGCTTTCTAAAATAGTAACAGTATAATTACTGTTATTAAAATAGAGTAAATACAGTTACGCAAGAGCGAGCAAAATGAGGTAATATAAATTGGCGATTAATATCAATCACAGTATAGGGAAAATTAAATCTGAAAACTCTGATTTAGTACTTGACTCATTAAGTAATATTGATGTTTCAGCAAAAATAGTTAAAAATGCAAGCGATCCAGTTGACCCACAAGACTTAGTTACTAAGGCATACCTCGAAGCTCAAATCTCAAACTTTAACGTAGATCAAGATAGTGAAATTACAGGCGATCTAGATGATGTGTATGAAACAATTGAGAACATAAGAAATAATACATATGTTAAAAGTATTGATTTTAACGCAAACATAACAACAGGTGGTGCAGGATTAACTACAACATTAGTTATTACTTCACAAGGAAACCCAAACAAATATACAATTGATTGGGGAGACGGTAGTACAACTACAGCAACGGCTGATAGCACACCCACACATACTTACTCAACAAATTCAGGATCTCCTTTTGATGTAGCAGTAACAGCATTTCATGACCAAGGTTCGGGAGCAGGAAGTTCTGCAAACAAAACAAAAGAAGATTATATAACAATTTTTACCGCTGACCCAACAGTGAGCTTCGAAGCATATGATGCTCCTACAGGCGGAAACCAGATTACCACTTGGAATGACGGTGATACTGTCTACTTCCAAAATACAACAACAAACGCAACTAACGCAACAGTCCAATACACTTGGGCTTGGGGTGATAGTTCTGCAGATGATGTTCTAAATGACGACACAGTCTCAGGTGGTAGTGCTGGTAGCAGATTAGCTCACACCTTTGCTACCAGCACAGAAACAGAAGTTACTCGTACAGTAACTTTAACATTAGATGCTCATAGTGCGGCAACACCTTCGTTACTTCCATTAGATGATAATGCAAGTTATAAAATTTATGATACACATACACCAGATACTACTTCTGATATTACAACAGGTATTAACGAAGAATCAAATAACGGATTAACAGTAACATTTACTAACAACACTGAAAATACTATAGGAAACCATAGTACATATGGAATATTTTATAGATGGGATTTTGGTGATGGAACAATTACAACAGTAAATGCAGGCAGTAATCAAAATGGTGATACCGGACGATCTATTACACACAAATATACTTTATTAGATAATAGCGTAGCACAAGACTACACAGGTAACTTACAAGTTGTAAGTAATCACACTAGCAGTCCTTTTGAAAGTACAGACTTTGTAATTCATGTAGAACCAGATGTTAGAGCTAACATCTCAGGTAGTGCTGATACAGTTTCAGACCGTAACGGCGATAACATATATGATGTTTATGATGGCGTAGATTATAACGGCGTAAACAGAGCATTAGTTACTGTAAACAACACAAGTGAAAATGGAGACAGTCATGAATACAATTGGAATGACAGTAGTTCAAATGATGTTGAAGCAGGACTAAACAGCGTACAACATGACTTTACAGGAGTAACACCAAGTAACTATCAATTAGATTTTACTGCAAGTGGTACTCCAGATATAACAGCTCAAACAGATTCTGCTAATTTAACTTTCCAAGTTAATGCAGTACCTTCGGCACCAGATGGATTGGGTAATA